ATATTGTTTGAAGATAGTGATTCTTCTTATAATATATACATAAAGAAAAACAATGAGGTATTGCCATGGAAGAAGTTTAATTCTAACATGGCCATATCTATTGAGTATGACCTAGAGTATTGATGAAGAGTTTATATAGCTTTATTGTTAAACCCCATGATAAGCGGTATAACAATACAAAGAAAGTGGGTGACAATAGCCTCTTACTAAATAATAATATAGAAAGCTTTCGTCACATAAGTAAAAAAGCTATTGTTGTTTCTGTTCCTGCAGCGTATAAAACGCCAATAAAGGAAGGGGATACAGTAATGATCCACCATAATATATTTAGAAGATATTATGATCATAATGGAAGAGAGAAAAACGGAAGTCTTTATTTTAAAGAAAACCTGTATTTCACTCAGATGGATCAGGTTTATGCTTATAATGACGGCAATGGGTGGAAGTCCCATTTGAATTATTGCTTTATAAAACCAATAAAACAAACAAGCTCATATTCGCTTGAAAAAGAGCAAAAGCATATTGGTATACTAAAGTATGGTAATAGTGCCTTAGAAGCGCTTAAAATTAACCCTGGTGATCTAGTCGGATACACTCCTTATGGCGAATTCGAGTTTATCATAGATAATGAAAGGGTTTATTGTATGAAATCAAATGATATAGCCTTAAAGTATGGACGTAAAGGAAACGAAGAGGAATATAATCCGAGCTGGGCAAAAAGCAGTTAAGGAGCTTGTGAAAGTTGCTGAAGAAATGATTATCACTAACACAGAGGATGATGTTTCAGCAGACAGACTTAAAAATGCAGCAGCAACTAAAAAGTTAGCAATTTTTGACGCATTTGAAATACTTAACCGTATTGAAGAAGAAAAAGCGTTGCTAGAGGGTGCAGATAAAGCAACCAAAGCTAAATCATTTAAAGGGTTCGCAGAAGGAAGATCGAGATGACTTATACGCAAACGTTACTCGAAGTTCTGCCTGACTATATAGACAAGAAAACCCTTAACAAAAAGAATAGATATAAGCAATGGAAATATGGCTATGATAAAGACAGTGATGTAATTGTCATTAGTAAGACAGGCCAGATTGGGGATGTGTATAGCATACAAAATTTAAAAATAGCTTTACCAAAAGCTGATGATCCAAAAAAGTTTAAAGGCGAAAAGTGGGGTAGGGAGGAATACCCGAAAGAGCTTGATAAGATAAAAAGTGTATTTGAATGGAATCAAAAGCCAGAGTATTTTAAAGAAAAGTACTATGACTATATTGATGAAGAATTCAAAAGACGTGATGAAGGATTCTGGTTTATCAATAAAGGCAAACCTACTTATATTACCGGTACACATTATATGTATCTTCAGTGGTCTAAAATTGATGTAGGAGCCGCGGAGTTTAGAGAGTCAAATAGATTGTTTTTTATTTTTTGGGAAGCATGTAAAGCAGACCAAAGATGTTATGGCATGTGTTATCTTAAAAACCGTCGTTCTGGTTTTTCATTTATGGCGTCTGGCGAAACAGTTAATCAAGCAACAATATCATCCGATTCGCGTTTTGGTATATTATCAAAATCCGGTGGTGACGCAAAGAAAATGTTTACAGATAAGGTAGTGCCAATATCAGTTAACTATCCTTTTTTCTTTAAACCAATACAAGACGGTATGGACCGTCCAAAAACAGAATTAGCTTATAGAGTTCCAGCTTCAAAATTAACTAGAAGAAAACTAGATACTGGCGATAACCCAGATGAATTAGAAGGGCTGGATACAACTATTGACTGGAAGAATACAGGTGACAACAGTTATGATGGTGAAAAATTAAAGCTGTTAGTACATGATGAATCTGGTAAATGGGAAAGACCTGATAATATATTGAATAACTGGCGTGTAACTAAAACCTGTTTAAGGTTAGGTTCTCGTATTGTTGGAAAATGTATGATGGGTTCAACCTCTAACGCATTAGACAAAGGAGGTGCAAATTTTAAAAAGCTATATGATGATTCAGACGTTACTAAACGAAACCGCAACGGACAGACTGCTTCGGGATTATACTCTCTGTTCATACCTATGGAATGGAACTACGAAGGATTCATTGATTCTTATGGACACCCTGTCTTTGATACACCGCCAGAGCCAATTGAAGGACCGTATGGCGAATTAATTGATCAAGGAGTTATAGAGCATTGGCAAAATGAAGTTGATGGTCTAAAACAAGATCAAGATGGTTTAAACGAATATTACCGCCAATTCCCAAGAACTGAGCAGCACGCCTTTAGAGATGAGGCCAAAGAGTCTTTATTCAATCTTACTAAAATATACGAGCAAATAGATTTTAATGAAGAGTTTGGTGTTCGGGAATATATAACAATTGGTAACTTCCAATGGGAAAATGGAAAACAAGATACTCGCGTACAATTCTACCCAAATAAAACCGGAAGATTTAAAGTATCCTGGGTGCCACCTAAAAATCTGCAAAACTGCGTAATAGTAAAAAACGGAGTTAAGTCTCCAGGTAATGAGCATATAGGTGCATTCGGATGTGATAGCTACGATATATCTGGTACCGTGGATAAAAGAGGGTCTAAAGGATCTTTGCATGGTTTAACAAAATTTAGTATGGAGGACGCACCCCCTAACTCATTTTTTTTAGAATATATTGCGCGACCACAAACAGCTGAAATATTTTTTGAAGATGTATTAATGGCCTGCGTATTTTATGGCATGCCGTTACTTTGTGAAAATAACAAACCCAGATTGCTTTATTATTTTAAAAGAAGAGGGTATAGAGGCTTTTCAATGAATAGGCCTGATAGAGTATGGAATAAGCTTTCCGTAACAGAAAAAGAAATTGGTGGAATACCAAACTCAAGCGAAGATATAAAGCAGGCGCACGCGGCCGCGATTGAAAGCTATATTGAAACATACATTGGCCAAGTAAAAGAAGGCCAGTATGGTAATATGTATTTTCAAAAAACATTAGAAGACTGGGCTGGTTTTAATATTAATAATAGAACAAAGTTTGATGCTACAATTAGTTCAGGCTTAGCTATTATGGCTTGCAATAAAGACAGATATAGGCCAATCGCTGAAAGAACAATAAAATCAGTTTCGCTTGGATTTAAAAAATATGATAATAAAGGTTATAGTTCAAAAATAATATAATAGATGATCAAAACTAATTATAATAGCTCGTTTCCCGATCAGGTAGTACCTAATGAGGAAAAGCAAACTTTAGACTATGGTTTACAGGTAGCAAGGGCTATTGAAAACGAATGGTTCAGAAATAACCGCGGTGGTGATAGATTTACGGCTAACTTTCAGGAGTTTCATAAACGTAGGCTTTATGCGCGTGGAGAGCAATCAATTCAAAAATATAAAGATGAATTATCTGTTAACGGTGACCTATCTTATCTAAACTTAGACTGGAAACCAATTCCAGTTATACCAAAGTTTGTTGATATTGTTGTAAATGGAATGTCGCAGCGTAGTTATGAAATAAAAGCGTTTGCGCAAGATCCGATCGCAAGAGAAAAGAAAACAAGATACGCAGAGACGGTATTATCAGATATGTTCAATCGTCAAAGCTTACAACAATTAACTGACCAAACATCTGTTAACTTCTTTTCTGTAGCTGATCCTTCAACATTGCCGCAAGATAAAGAAGAGTTTGAAGTTTACATGCAGCTTAACTATAAAGAGTCTGTAGAGATTGCTGTAGAAGAGTTAATTAATAATTGTCTTGATAAAAACAAATATACGGAAACCCGCAAGCGTTTTATATACGATTTAGCTGTATTAGGAATTGGAGCAGCTAAAACAGAATATAATAAATCAAACGGGCTTAGAGTTAAATATGTAGACCCTGCAAATTTGGTTTATTCTTATACAGAAGATCCTAACTTTGACGATTTATATTATGTAGGTGAGGTGAAACAAATTAGTTTACCAGAGCTCGCAAAACAATTTCCTCACTTAACAGCAGAGGACTTAAAGGAGATTCAAAAATATCCAGGTAATAGTGATTATGTAAAGAATCAGTATGGTCAAAATGACAGTGACACTATAAGTGTTTTGTATTTTGAATATAAGACATATATGAATCAGGTCTTTAAAATTAAAAAGACTGAGTTTGGCCTTGAAAAATCTCTTGAAAAAACTGACACTTTTGATCCACCTCCAAGTGACAATTTTGATAAGGTAGGTAGAACAATAGAAGTTTTATATACTGGCGCTAAAATATTAGGGCACGAAAAAATGCTTTCTTGGAAATTAGCAGAAAACATGACAAGACCATTTGCTAATTCACCAAAAGTTGAAATGAATTACACCCTTGCGGCGCCTAGGATGTATAAAGGACGGATAGAATCCATCGTAAGCAGGATCACAGGTTTTGCAGATATGATTCAATTAACGCATTTAAAACTTCAGCAAGTGATGTCTCGTATAGTACCAGATGGTGTATATGTTGACGTTGATGGTTTGAATGAAGTTGATTTAGGTAACGGTACAAATTATAATGCGTCAGAAGCATTGAATATGTATTTCCAAACTGGTAGTATCGTTGGTAGGTCATATACTGGTGAGGGCGATTTAAATGCTGGTAAAGTTCCGATTCAAGAACTACAAACGTCTTCTGGGCAAGGTAAGATTGCATCGTTAATTAATACGTATCAATATTATCTACAAATGATACGTGACGTGACAGGGCTTAATGAAGCAAGAGATGGCAGTACACCTGATAAGAATGCTTTAGTTGGATTACAAAAACTTGCAGCTGCAAATAGTAACACAGCAACAAGACATATATTACAGTCGGCTTCCTATATAACACTTAGGCTATGTGAGAATATCGCGTTAAAAGTAAAAGACATATTTGAATTTGCGTTAACAGAAGAAAGCTTAATACAAAGTATAAACGAGTTTAATGTAAACACACTCAAAGAAACATCGTCGTTGCACCTGCATGACTTTGGTATTTATTTAGAATTAGAGCCTGACGAAGAAGAAAAACAAAGCTTAGAAGCGAATATACAAGCTGCATTACAAACCGGTTCTATTTATTTGGATGATGCTATAGAAATACGTAATATTAGTAATATTGGTTTAGCTAATAAGTACTTACGTATCAAACGTCAAAAGAAACAAAAAGAAGATCAGCAGGCGCAGCAAGCAAACATTCAAGCACAAGCTCAAGCAAACGCTCAGGCGTCAGAAGCCGCTGCATTAGCAGAATTACAAAAACAGCAGGCACTCACCGAATCTAAGTTACAATTAGAGCAAGGTAAAACTAATTTTGAAATAACTAAGCTAGAACGAGAGGCTGAGATCAAAATGCGCTTGATGGAGTTAGAATTTAATTTCAATAAACAATTAGCTGAAGCGCAAGCTGAGGCTGTAAAAGCAAAAGACTCTTATAAAGAAGATCGTAAAGACGAAAGAACTAAAATACAAGCAACGCAACAATCAGAATTGATTGATCAGCGTAAAAACGATACGCTACCAAAAAACTTTGAATCTGCTGGATTTGATGTATTGGGCGGGTTTGGGTTAGAACAGTTTGAACCTAAATAGAGTAAATTTTTAATTATCTAATTATATTATATTATGGCTGAAGTAAAGCAAGAAGGGGAATTTAAAGTTAAATCCCGCAAAATGAAAAAGCTGGCAAAAGAAGATAAAGGGCCAATTAAGGTTGATCTTACTGCCAAAAAAGAAGAAGAGGTTCAAATAGAAGAACCTATTAAAGTAGACTTAACAAAGAAAAAAGAAGAAGATGCCGTTCAAACACAAGAGACAAATGATAGCGATGCTGTTGTCGAAGAACCAAAAGACAGTAGCGACAGCGAAGCAGTGGTTGAAGAAATACGGCCCTCCGAAGAAAAACTAGAAGAGGAAGTACGACTAATTCAAGAAATAACAGAAGAAGAAGTTCAAGAACAAGTTGAAGAACTTACCGAGCAAGTTGAACAAGCTATAGTTGAGTCGGATGCTGGTATTGAGCTGCCAGAAAATATTCAAAAAGTTGTAGACTTTATGAATGAAACCGGCGGAACACTACAAGATTATGTTCGTTTGAACGCAGATTATTCTAATATTTCAGAATCGGCATTACTAGAGGAATATTACGCTAAAACAAAACCATATTTGGAGCGTGAAGATATTAGCCTTTTATTAGAAGATTTTTCATATGATGAAGAATTAGACGATGAAAGAGATGTACGCAAAAAGAAAATTGCGTATAAGGAAGAAATTGCAAAAGCCAAAAACTATTTGGAAGGCTTAAAGAGTAAATACTACGACGAGATCAAGTTGAGACCGGGCGTAACTCAAGAGCAGCAAAAAGCTTTGGACTTTTTCAATAGATACAACGAAGAACAAACGCTTATAAAGCAACGTACAGAAAATTTTCAATCTCGTACAAAAAACTATTTTGACAATGATTTCAAAGGTTTTGATTTCAATCTTGGTGAAAAGAAGTTTAGATACGGCTTAAAAGATAATTCTTCTGTCGCAAACACTCAATCAGATATTAATAATTTTGTTAAGAAGTTCTTAAATGATAAAGGTGAATTATCTGATTTAGGTGGATACCATAAAGCTTTATATGTAGCTAACAATCCTGACCGTGTTATTAATCATTTTTACGAACAAGGAAAAGCGGACGCAATTCGCGAAATGACTGCTAAGTCTAAAAATATTAGTAGTGATGTACGCCAAACGCAATCGCCAGATGTTTTTGTAAATGGGTTAAAGGTTAAGGTTCTTAGTGGTAATGATTCTTCAAAACTTAAAATTAAAAAAATTAAACTTAACAGCTAAAAATTTAACAAAATGGCTTTAACACCTTTATTTGGGAGTATTGTCCCAACAGCAAAACCCCAAGCTCTCCAGAGTAATTACATTGATTTTACTAGCGGAGCTGGGAATGACTTCTCACAGCAATATTTGCCTGAGATTTACGAAGCAGAAGTAGAGCGATATGGTAATCGTACACTTTCTGGCTTCCTTAATATGGTAGGCGCTGAAATGCCTATGACTTCTGACCAAGTTGTATGGTCTGAGCAAAACCGTTTGCACGTATCTTATGATGCTTGTACATTGGCTGGCGTTTCTGATGCTACACTTACTATTCAAGATGCGGATGGTAAAGTTGGTGCCGGAGCTGGTCAGCATGCTCACGCTATCCGTGAAAACCAAACAATTGTTGTTTTTGATCCAGCTACTGGAACAGAGCAAAAAGCGATTGTTAGTGGTGCTCCTGACGCAACATCTGTAGAGGCTTATCCTTTCGATGCTAATGCTTGGGATGCCGCTTTGGTTGGTGCTGCTGCGCTTAAAGTATTCGTATTCGGTTCTGAATTTGGAAAAGGAACTAATGGAATGACTGGCGCTGTAGATGCATCTTTCACTCAGTTTAGCAATTCACCAATCATCATTAAAGATAAGTATGAGGTTTCTGGATCTGATGCTTCTCAAATTGGTTGGGTAGAAGTTGCTACTGAAGATGGAACTTCTGGATACCTATGGTATTTGAAAGCTGAATCAGAAACTCGCCTACGTTTCCAAGATTATCTTGAAATGGCTATGGTAGAGGCTGAGCCTGCTTCTCAAGCTACTGGTGGTATTTCTGCCGCTTCTGTTGGCGCAAAAGGATCTGAAGGTCTTTTCTACGCTATCGAAGATCGTGGAAATGTACATACTGGTGGTATCGGTACTGTAGATGGTGATTTCGATCCTATCCTTAAAAACTTAGATACTCAAGGTGCTATCGAAGAAAACATGCTTTTCTTAGATCGTACTACTAACCTACAGTTCGACGACATGCTTGCTGGCTTGTCTTCTGGTGCTGATGGTGGTACTGCTTATGGATTGTTTGAAAACTCTGAAGAAATGGCTTTGAATCTTGGATTTAGCGGTTTCCGTAGAGGATCTTACGACTTCTATAAGACTGACTGGAAATACTTAAATGACGCTTCAACAAGAGGAAATACTTCTCAGCTTACTGCTGCAGGTACTGACTCTATTGACGGTGTACTTATTCCAGCTGGTACTTCAACTGTATACGATCAAATCCTAGGTACTAATATTCGTCGTCCATTCTTGCACGTGCGTTACCGCGCTTCGCAAGCTGATGACCGAAGAATGAAGTCTTGGATCACTGGTTCAGTTGGTGGTGCTTACACATCTGATCTTGACGCTATGGAAGTACACTTCCTTTCTGAAAGATGTTTATGTGTACAAGGTGCTAACAACTTTGTATTGTTGAAAAACGCATAGTAACCTAAATGTAGTAATTACCCTCGTTGAACTGACGGGGGTAGTTATTACTCTTAATATTTTTATTTTATTATATCATGGCAAAAACAAAAACAACTAAGGTAGACGGTTGGGAAGTTAAAAACCGCACCTATTACTTAAAAGGTCGAAGAACACCTTTAACATATACAATTCCTGTAAGACATAAAGCAAATAGACCATTGCTTTGGTTTGATCCGGAAAAAAACGAACAACGCGAAATTAGATATGCTACTAATATGCCAAGCCCGCTTAGAGATGAGCAAAACGGGGAAGTTACATTAGGGCATGTAATGTTTACTAATGGGTCACTATATGTGCCTAAAGAGTTGCAGTCACTGCAGAAACTATTATCTTTGTATCACCCTTGGAAAGGCGTAAAATACGAAGAGCTAGATACAGTTATGCAGGCAACAGACGAACTTGAAAATATTGAGCTTGAAATCGAAGCTTTAAATTTAGCAAAAGCAATTGATATTGACTTAGCAGAAGCTATTATGAGGGTTGAAAATGGATCTGCTGTTGCTTCAATGAGTTCAAAAGAAATTAAAAGAGATCTTTTATTGTTTGCAAAAAGAAATCCAGGTTTATTTATAGAACTTGCAAATGACGAAAATGTGCAGCTTAGAAACTTTGCTATCAAAGCAGTTGAAGCTAATATTATAAAGCTTTCGCAAGATCAACGTTATTTCACATGGGCGTCTAATGGTAAAAAACTTATGACTGTACCATTTGACGAAAACCCATACTCAGCGTTCGCATCGTTTTTACAAACGGATGAAGGAGTTGAAATCTATAAATCTATAGAGAAAAAATTCCAATAACGTGTAATACTAATATAAGGCGGTGATATAACATTGCCGCCTTTTATTAAAAATATAACTAAACAAATGGCAGTAAGCGTAGATAAAGTATATAGAACTGTCTTGTTAATAATGAACAAAGAGCAGCGTGGTTACTTAACACCTGACGAGTTTAACAAGATAGGTACGCAAGTTCAACTTGAGATATTCAATGAATACTTTGAAGATTTAAACCAACAATTACGCGTTCCTGAAAATGACAGCGAATATGCGAATAGAGTTAAGAATCTTGAAGAAAAGCTTGCTCCATTTAAAAACGTACCAGCCACTGCAACGTACGTTTCAAATTATTTTAACTTGCCAACACCTTCTTCTTATACAGGGCAAGAAATTTTTACTGCTGTTTCAGGGCAGCAATCATATTATTTTTCAAGTTTACAAGCCGCTGACGTAGCAGCAGGTATAGTTCAGGTATTTCAAGATGGTGTTTTGCTAACAGAAACCGTAGACTATACAATATCATTAGGCGGTACTTTTGTTCAGCTAACTACTGTTCCGGCTGGAGGTGAAATTATACAGGTTGATTTATATGAAAATGATTTTTATAAAATCGGTACTGTAATATATAACGATGAAAAAGAAGTTGAAAGGGTTGATAGAAACGATTTTCTTCATATAAATATGTCGCCCCTAACAAAACCTACAGCTAAATACCCAATATATATATTTGAAGATAATAAGCTACATGTTTATCCTACAAGCATTACGAGTGGTATAAAGGCTTCATATATAAGAAAACCAAAAAATATTAACTGGGGCTTTACAAGCTCGGGGACTGGATATGCATATGATCCAACGAATACCGTAGATTTTGAATTACACCCTACAGAACAAACTAGTTTAATAACTAGGGTTCTTTTATACGCGGGTGTAGTTATTAAAGACCCGCAAATAGTTCAATTAGCTGCTGGGCAAGTTCAACAAGAAAAGGTAAATGAAAAAAGCTAATAAATGGGATTAATAAACGAAACTAATAGACAATATTACGCTGGGGCTCAAAGTTTCCAAGCAGTAGGCACAGAAACCGAATTCCAATTTACCTTCGATGAGCAGCTAGAATTATACGATTCCAATTCATGGAACCCAGCTGATCCTGCTTATTCACAAAATAATTTTATATTTGAATATAGCTTAACAGGAGCGGACCCGTATACTGCTGTTGCTGTAGATTACAGCGTATCAAATAATAAAATAGTACTTACAACTGGCACATTTACAGCTGGTTACTATAGAGTAAGGCTTAAGGATCTTAATTATGGCGATTATTCTTATATATCAATTGATGATATTATAAATAATTTCCTTATGATATATGTTGGAGAAGGCAAACTCGTACCTTCACTAAAACGTACGGATCTTATTTTCTTTGCCAAAAGAGCAATGCAGGAATTTAGTTATGACACATTAAAATCTGTAAAATCACAAGAACTTTCAATACCAAATAATCTAACAATACCCTTGCCTCAAGACTACGTTAATTATGTTAAAGTGTCGTGGACAGACGAGTTGGGAGTTAAGCATGTAATATACCCTACCACACTTACTTCAAACCCGACCGAAATACCTGTGCAGGATGCAAAAGGTGTTCCAACACAGGATAACTTTGATAACAATATAACGGGAACTTCAATAACTGAAGAGAAGTGGAAAGAAGCAGATATGAAACGCATTACAGGGGCATACGACGAAGCCTTCGAGGACGCTAGTATTGATAACTTTACATACAATAGACTCGGTGCCGGCCAAAGATATGGATTAAGCCCTGAAACAACACAGGTTAACGGATTTTTTACAATTAATGAAAGAGAAAATAAGTTTTCATTTTCAAGCGATCTAGTCGGCAAAATTATTATATTTGAGTATATTTCAGATGGCCTTGCTTACGACTCAGACATGAGAGTACCTAAGATGGCCGAGGAGGCGTTTTATTCGCACATACTTTACTCCGTTTTATCCGGGAGGGTAAATATACCAGAATACATAATTAATCGCGTTAGAAAGGAAAAAACAGCTAAATTAAGAAATGCTAAAATTAGACTTTCAAATATTAAACTTGAAGAAATTACGCAAGTATTTAGAAATAAATCTAAAATAATTAAACACTAATGCCAGAAGCTAAAAATACTTTCTTAAAGGCAAAAATGAACCAAGACCTGGATGACAGGTTATTGCCTAATGGTGAATATAGATATGCTCAGAACATACTTGTTGGTAAGTCTGAAGAAGATAGTGTGGGCGCTATAGAAAATATAAAAGGAAATAGATTTATATCGGCTACCAATGTATATGACGAGACTAGTCCACCTGCAGTAATTATTGGGTATTACATGGATGCCACTAATGACCGTATATATACCTTTGTAACTAACCACGCTGGAAATGGCCCAGCAGGCGAAAATGAACATTGCTCTATCCGCTATTTAGACGCGAATAATACACAAAACTATGTCACTTTAGTAGAGGGAAGTTTTTTAAATTTTTCTATACAAAATAATATTATAGGTGTTAATTTATTAGAAGATTTACTTTTTTGGACTGATAATAGAAATCAGCCTAGAAAAATAAATGTAAGAAGAGCAATAGAAAACCCTAATTATTACAATCAAGAGCATCATATTTCTGTTGCTAAATATAATCCATATCAGCCTATATCTCTTATAAAAGAAGAAGTTGAGGATGTTATTAGTATTACTTCTACAACTGTATTTGATATTCCAGAAAACATAAAAGTAGTTGCTGGCATGACGGTGCTTGGTGCTGATTCTTCTGGATCACCAACAATCTTACCAAACGAATATATAACTGTAAATAGTGCTGTTCCTTCTGCCACTCCAGGGCAAACCACTGTTACAATTTCAGATGCGCCGGCTACAGCTATTGCAGCCACAGACACTATTTATTTTTTGTTATCAACAATGACAGATAAGTCAGATGTCAGTACATGGCCTGGAGATCCCGACTACTTAGAGGATAAATTCGTAAGGTTTGCTTATAGGTTTAAATTTGATGATAATGAATATTCTATATTTTCACCTTTTACACAAATAGCTTTTATACCAAAACAAAAAGGGTATTTTATAAATGGCCAAGAAGAAAATGCAGTACGCAGTACAATTGTAGATTGGTTTGAAAATGGGGTTAATGATATAGAGCTTATTATACCATTGCCAGACGTAGGTACAGGTATAGATAATAGCTATAAAATTCAAGCCATAGATGTTCTTTATAAAGAATCAGATCAAATACCGGTTAAAGTCGTAGATACAATACCGGTTAGTGAAATAAAAGAAACATCTGATAATTTTTATATATATTCTTATCAGTCAAGAAAGCCTATACGTACATTGCCAGAAGCGCAAACAGTAAGGGTGTATGACAAAGTACCTGTTAAAGCCAAAACGCAAGAAATAGTTAGCAATAGGGTTGTATATGGTAATTTTCAAACAAAACATACCGCACCAAGTAACATAAATTACAATATTAATGTACAGAATAAAATAGGCTCAGGGCAATACCCGAATTTTATAGAATACCCAAATCACACAGTAAAGCAAAACAGAAATTATCAAGTTGGTTTTGTTCTATCAGACAAATTCGGCAGGCAGTCTGATGTAATTTTATCTCCTGTTGGTGTTAATGCCCAATCTGTAGGGGGTGTTTTATTTGCAGGCTCCACTATATATGCTGAGTATATACAAGATGAACCAGAAGGGTCTGGGAATGTTGACCCTGGATATATGCCAAACGGTGTTATTGACTGGTTTGGAAACTCACTTGTAATGGCTGTGAATAGCCCAATAGTTTCTACAGCTGGGGCAGATGGTGCACCTGGTTTGTATGGGGAAGCTAGAGGAAACGGGTTTGATTTATTAGCTGGCAGTTCGACTACTATTACAGATTCTACATATACATTTGAATTAGATCCAGCCGGTAATACAGATGTACCTAGAAGTAACGATTACATGCGAGGTGCTACGAAAGACTATGTAAAAGTAATAGAAGTTATTAATACCGTAGGGAATATTTATGAAGTAACAACTGATGGTAGAGTTAATAATTTATACATTGTAGACCCTATTAATACGCCAGACATTAAATTCGCATATAATATAAATACATTAGGGTGGTATTCGTATAAAATTGTTGTTAAACAAGTTGAACAAGAGTATTATAATGTATATTTACCCAGCGCTATTGCTGCTGATGGGTTTGTGCCAAATTCCACAGATACAGATGATTCAGTTAGTTATATTACATTAATAAATGATAATATAAACAAAGTTCCAAGGGATTTAGCAGAAGTTGGCCCAGACCAAAAACAATATAGAAGTAGTGTTAAACTGTACGGACGCGTAAACCCTACATACAACGCAACAGGACCGGTATTTGGGAATACGCAATTCTATCCAATAAGATCTTCAGACATTTCTACGTCAGTAGGTAACACAGATGATTTATTAGGCACTTCCGTTGCCGGTACTGACCCAATTTTTCAATATGATTCCGACCCTATTGTAGCTAGGATTTCTACTGAAGAACAATTTGGTATCAACTATGCCAACTTTGGAACAACTCAGATTGTGGATAGATTCCAATTGGCTGTTTATGAAACAGAGCCAGTTGTATCTAATTTAGATATTTACTGGGAAACAGCAGAAGCTGGTCTTATTTCTGATTTAAACTGGGATGTGGCTGTTGGCTATGATGGGCCAGTAGCGTTTCAAGATCCTACATTTGAGTTTGAAGAACAAGATGCAGCTAATACAGATTTAACGCAAGACTTTTTTCCTTTAAATAACTTAGGCGCAGTACTCTCTACCACCGTGCTCGGCGGATACACTGTAACAAATGGAGACGGGACAGATGTTACTACAGACTTCTTGGTGGCTCAAAGAGGAACAGGAGAGTATTATATACAAAATACAGTTCCATTTACATATACTTTTGGAGCGGATAACCGTGAAAACTATATATTTGAAATAACAATTAATGATGTGGTGCCATCTTCTTCTTGGACCTCCGCCACACTTACCGTAACAGGATCATTAATAAATAACACGCCAAGTTACGATTTGCCATCACCACCGTATTATTATTTTAATGACACGTTTACAGCTGGCCAATTAATTCACGATTTTAGTACAAACGCTAATGTATCAAATGGCTCTGCAGCAAATATCACAGCAGGGTTAAAATGGGAAATAGTTTCAGGAAATAGTGCGGGGTACTTTACATGGGATAACAACCCTTCTGCAACGTACTCGACTACAGGGCGATTAACATTAACAACGGCGGGATTAAACGCACCTATTGGGTCATATCCATTAGACATTAAATTAACCGATGCAACAAGTAGTGGAAGCGAAGACCCTGGTAGTGATTCCGTAACTAAAACACCAATTATTGTAAAAGGGTGGCCACGAAGTAGCTCTGGCGAGGGGCAGGGAATTCAAGAAGGTGACTATTTAGGTTACGGAGACAGCGAGGAGTATGTATATGCCTATTATGCCTCAAATAGCACTTTAACTTCAGGTGATATGCCTTCTGTTTCTTTTGGTAGTGATAACGGAACTCCAAAAACTGACTTTGATAATACGCCAGAAAAATTAGGAAATGCCTTAACGGAAGGGGAACTTGTGTTTGAAATAGAGCACATGGTAGAACACGATAGCTCCGGCCCGTTTAATACTACAGTTCAAGCAAATTTTGACGTTACTACATTTCATAGAGCCACGCCAACAGACGCTTGGGCTATAGTGAAAGATATAAATAATAACAACGGGCCTTCATATACCTTTAAAAATGATTTAAGTGATTCAAGAGGTCCGTCTTCCAGCGCGACAGCACACGGAACCCCTGGTGAATATGTATTTATAGTAGATGTTTCAGCAGATGTAGACCCTAGCGGTTCAGAGGATCCAGTTGTATGGTATTTTGATTCTTATTTAAAAGACTTACATTACTATGGCTTCGGGCAGGTGCAAGAAGTATACGAATATGATCTATATACAGTTGGAGGCAGCGGATATACCACATTAACCAACGTTGGGGACACTTCTCTTCCTAGTGGGCCTGTTCATACTGTATATTCGGAAATACCACTTGGCGAATATGTTAGGACTTTTTATGTTGACTCAAGCCTTATAAATGTATATAATACCACATCAACGCCAGCAATAGGCACTGCTAATAGATACTATCCGTTTAAACTAGGAGGGTCTTATAGCAGGGCAAGATACCCTGATTTAGGCGGAATTTTTTCTACAAGCACAGAAAATATATGGTTTGAAGTAAAATTAGACTCTGACGGCTTAAAAGACGAGTCAAGCACCTTGTATTATACCGCTTCTTATCAGAATAGCTTTGTATATCCTTATGGGTGGTATTTAAATTAGTAATAAACTTAAAAAACAGGTGATTAAATAATTATGGCCGCTACTATAGAATTAAAGTATTATAACTCTTTTTGGTTAAAGAAGATTAAAAGCATTACAGATGTAAATAACTCAACGGCTGTATTTAGTTCACAGGTAGATAGCACTATAACTATAGCCACTGGATTAGGGGTTGACAAAATGAACGTTGGTCAAAAAGTATTTATAGAATACGGGCCGGAAGTATACAATGGGCATATAATAGAGAGAGTTAGCAATGATACATTTGTAGTGGATCCTGAGCCCAGCCCTGTTATAACTGGTACACCCAATATATTATTAGGCCCAATTGAAGATTTTACTAATATACCAAAAGCGTATACAGGATCATCCGCTACGCCGAATGAGGACTGGTATATAGAAGAAGCAAGAATCCGTGGTGGTTATAATAATACAACTGTTGATTTTGGCGTAAAGGCCTATGCGGTTGATGCTAGCAAAAAAGCAGAAACTAGATCTAATGCACTTATATATTCAGGTGTTTATAACTCCAGAACAGGGGTAAACAATACAAATCAGTTTTCTGTTGCGCAAGATATTACGAAAGGTGTAGATCCCGCTTATGGCTCTATACAAAAGCTTTATGCGGAAGATACAAACCTTATTATATTTCAGGAAAATAAAGTAAGTAGAGCTTTAATAGACAAAGACGCTATATACTCAGCTGAAGGTGGCGGAACTGTTACGTCTAGCAATGCAGTTATTGGACAAATAATTCCATATGCTGGCGAATATGGTATATCCACTGATCCTGAAAGTTTTGCGGTATATGGGTATAGAAAATATTTTACTGACCGAAGAAGAAATGCTGTATTAAGATTATCAATGGATGGGATTGAAGAAATATCCCGCTATGGTATGACTGATTTTTTTAGAGATACATTTAGCTCTATGAGTGCAAATGGTAAAATTGTTGGGGGATACGATTTACATACGAAAAAATATGACTTATGTATTCACGTAGATAGCCAATACGATGGGTTATTTGAAGAGTCTACACCATATCAAACATTAGCATTTGATGAAAGTGTAAAAGGCTGGGTTAGTTTTTATACATATAAGCCAGATTGGATAGCTAGTTTAAAAAATAAATTCTATTCATTCGCTGGCATAAGCGCTCAAAATGGTATTTGGGAGCATTATACCGACGTACCCAATTCAAGAGGTGTATTTTACGGAGATGGACAACCTGCATTAGTTACATTCATATTTAATGTACAGCCATCTACCGTTAAAAACTTTAAAACAATAAATTATGAGGGGTCCAAGGATTGGGAGGTTTCTTCAATAACAACAAATGAAGATACTGGAAACTCTATTCTCTCTTATCAGCCTCAAACAACACAGGGTGGATTAGAAAATAGTTTATTCTCTAACAGATTTGCAAGAAAAGAAGATAAATATTTTGCAAATATAATTAATTCAACGCCTCAAAACAATGGCGAAATTGTATTTGGTAGATCAATGACAGGTGTTAAAGGATTTTTTGCTACTGTTCAGATGAAGTATGGATTTCCATTCGGCCCAAAAGAATTGTTTGCGGTTTCTACTGAATATTCGCAATCATCATATTAAATTAAATGGAATTAAAAGTAAACGAAAAAATAGAACTTGTTAAAGAAGTATTGAGCTCTGATCTCATAGAAGGAAGTTTTGGCGATGGCAAAAGTATTTGCGATACCCCAGAAATACCTATGAAACATTCTTTTGCTGATCAAATTTATGTTAGGCAAATGAATTTAAAAAAAGACCATATAATAGTCGGGGCGGTTCATAATCATTTGCATGTCTGGTTTTTAATGACTGGGAAAGTTATCATAAATAATAATGGGGACATTGTTGAACATATCGCTCCATGCTACACAGTATCAAATCCAGGCTCTCAAAGATTGATTTACGCGTTAGAAGATTCTATATTTGTAAACATACATAAAAATCCAACAAACACGCAGGATTTAAAGGAGCTAGAAAAAGAAATTGTTTCTATGAACATAGAAGAATATAATAAAAAATATAACATATGAGTTGGTTAATAGTAGGTGGTGTCGGGTCTAGTTTACTCGGCGGGTTATTCGGTAGCAGCAGCGCAAAAAGAAGGGCGAGGGAAGCCGCTAGGCAAAAAAGAGCATTGGCTCACAAATTAAATAACTTAGAAAAAACTAGGCAATCTGTTATAAACCCTTATTCTGGCGTTAAAAGTTTAGCAGATATGGCTCAAGATTTGTCTGGGGAGCTTTCTAATCCTTATGCTAATTTAGGTGTTGCTACTAAAGCAGCTGAAATACAAATAGCAGAATCAGATATTGCTTTGGCAAATACACTAGATACCCTAAGAGCAACTGGGGCGAGCGCAGGAGGAGCAACAGCATTGGCGCAAGCAGCTTTAAAATCTAAACAAGGTGTTGCCGCTAATATTGAGCAACAAGAAGCTCAAAATGAAAAATTAAAAGCGCAGGGGCAGGCTGATCTTGAAACTAAAAGACTTGCTGAAAAACAAAGAATACAGGGCATTGAAATCTCAGAGGGGGCAAGGGCTCAGGAGGCGCAAGCCCAAGGTAGAGCGTTCCAATTTAACGCAAAAGAAGCAAGAGAACAAGGTAAAATTAATAGGGTTGCTGCTCAATTAACAGGCGCGCAACAGCAAGAAGCCTCTGCTAGGGCAGATCAATCAGCTGCTTGGGCAGGCGCATTTAGTGGTATTGGCAGTACTCTTGCATCTGGTATATCAGCGGGAAAATAGGGGCGCCAACGTTGGATAAGTCCAAACTTAACAATATTGATTTAAGTACCACATATACTAATAAGTACGATAATTATAATATAGCATAAATAAAAAAAATAAATGGGAGCATACGAAAATCCACAACCAATAAGATTTGAGACAACAGGTGCTGGGCAAGCGTGGGCAAACGCTGCTGCGTCTATAGGTAAGAATATTGGTAATGCTATTGAAAAACGAGCAGAACGCCTTAGAAACGATCTTGAAAAAGAAAACAAGCAAGCGCTTGAACTTAAAAAGAAAAGAATTGCTTTAGGAGCAGAGGGTGGAAAGCTACTTAAAGAAAACCTCGCGAAGATGAAAGGTCTCGACGAGGATATTAAAAATGCTTATATAAAAGAATTTAAAGCAGGTTGGGAAGTTTATACTAAATCTCAAACGTCTACAAGCATAGAAGAAATAGAGGGTTTACAACCCGCGTTAAAAAAGTTTGAACATTTTAGAGCAGTATCTAGTGACCAAATTACTGATATAAATGATTACACTGCGCGAATGGCTATATTTATTGACCAAGTGGTTAAAGATGGGCCAGGCGTTCCCAATACAGTTGATTTGTATTATGCAGGTAATAATGATTTGTTAAAAGCTGCTGATATTGAAACTGGGGGCATTGAAGAAGGCGAAGGCAGAGAAGTTTATATAAACGATAAGGGCGATACAGTAATTAAATATACTTATTTAAACGAAGAAGGTAAATCTAAAAGCTTTGATTTAAACGTAGCTGAATTACCGTTAGATGAGGTATTAACTGTTCCTGACCTTGACAATGTATCTATGAAAACCATCGACAATGCAAATATTTTTGTTGACGGTAAGCTTGCCGCTAAGTACCAAATAATAGATCCTGAGACTAATCAGCCGGAAGTAGAAACCAAGACAACTACAGATAAAGACGGTAATATAATAACAGAGACTTTTCAAAAAGTGGATACACAAAGTATTATATCTCAGTTTGAATCTGCAGGAAGAGAAGCCGTAGGTAATATGACATATGAGCAAAAAGTTTCTTTGTACAAGAACACATTAGCCCCACAAAATCCAAACTTTAAATCAGATGCTTTAAGCTATGATTCAAAAACAGGGGATTTTAGCAAGGAAGAGCAACAGGTATTTGACAAGGCATTAGCTGAACATATGGGTAATATGGCTAGAATAAAAGTTGCTGATGCCACTCAAGATTATTACAAGAAAAGTATAACTAAGGAATCTGGAAAAGATTCAAAAGGTGGGTTTTATGATTATGACCAAGCGTATAAAGCTGAAGCGCCAATTATCAAGTCTAGCTTTGGAGGCAGAGATGCTAACTGGAAACTAGATAAGGTCGATGAAAACGACAAATCAACGTGGCGCTATGTTCCAAATGTATACGATAGTACAGCTGGTACATTTGTTCCACAACCGTCAAATTCAATACCTTACGGTGTAAAAAACAAGAAAGGAGACGTAATAATTAATTATAGCCAACTTAGAGCGGCTATGGGCGCAAAATTACGTTTTAATCAATAAAATATAGTTTAATATGTATAAAAATACAGAAACCGGAGCAACTGTTTCGGCTAAGCAAATGAAAGCATGGGCAGACGCAAATAATATGAGTGTATCTGAATATGCAGCTTTAGCAGGATATACGCAAGTAAGCGACCCGGATTTTCAAAACGGTGTTACGGATGCGGATGTGGCTGTAGCACCGAAAAAAACAACATCCAAAGCGATAGACGAAGAGATTTCAGAATTGGAATCACAATTGGAAACTTTTTCTTCGGATTTAGCAGAGAAACAAAAAAGAGGTGAACGCTACAGTGTTAGAGGTGCTCAAAGAAAAAAAGAGCAGCTAAAACAACAATTAAGCGCCGCACAAGAAAAAAGATTTACTCCCCAAGAAGGACCTTCTTTTGATAATTCATATAGTCTAGTAAACGAAACAGAAGAAACTGTAGAAGCTATACTAGAGGAAAACTTACCTATACAGATAGCTCAAACAGATATTCGCAATGCTGTTGCATATATAGATCCTATTACTAAAGAAGAAAAATATATTAACCTTAAGCCAGCTACCTACGAAGATAGATTAAAAACAGCGGAGCAGCTGGATGAGTTAAAAGCATCGTTTAAAAAGCTGTCTAAAGAGGAATACGCTGCACAAATAACAGACACATTTGTAGATAGGCTTGAGCAAGGTTTTGAAGATGAAGATATTGATCAATTAAATTTTGGACTTGAGGGCACTGGTTATAAGATTAAAGCTAATTACGAAGACACTTCTGGTGTACCATATGGGCCACGTGCGTCTATTTTTTCTGGTTTTAATATATACAAAGACGGTGAAGCTGTAGGCTCAGGGCTCAATAGAAAAGAATTAGCTAATTATTTAGGTGAAAACCTAACAGAAGAAGACGAAAAAAAATTGACGTCTAACTCTTATAAAGCTTATCAAGAGTTTGAAAAAAAGGTAGTTGAAGCAAGAAAAAAAGAAACTAAAAAAATAGACGAAACTGATTTAACAAAAGACTATTTACTATCTGATTCATTTTCTGCTTTATTGGAGATGAACTTAATTAATTCTGGTGATTTTACAGAGGAGGAGGCCGAGCAGGTAAAAAACTATATTGAAGGAAGAAAAGATACTAGAAAAAAAATAGAAGGCGGCAGAAGAGCCCGTTATGCTTCATTTACACCAGAAGAGTACATAGCTTATAAAACTGACCTAAGTGGTCTTCCAGATGATATAAAAGCAAAGCTTGATCCTAGTCTAATAAAAAGCGTGTTTAGTGCTGGTTATAATAGATACAAAGATGTTGAGTTGGGTAATCGCATGACAACTATTAATGAGGCTTTAATGAAAGAATCTGGAAAACAGAATCTTTTAAAATTAGCTTCAAGATACAAAGTTGCAGAGAAAAAAGAATATAAAGAAAAGAAGAAAGAATTTGTAAATCAGCTTCAAAAAAATCAGGAACAAATTGCATCCATGGTAACAACTCGAGTGGATGAAATTTCTAAATTATCGCCTAAAACAAGTTTTGAAATAAAAAATATTAATGGTAATTATGTTTTTACAGCTACCGGCAGTAAAGAAAAATTATCTGAAAAAGAGCAAGAAGCACAAAAACTTGCTATGGCTGAGTTTTATAAATTACAGAACTCTTTTAATATTGCTCAAGCTGATTACAACGAAGATGTATATAGATACATTCAAGATACTAAAGAATTTGAAGAAAAAGAAAAGGGCGTTGAGGTAACACCGGAAGAATTATTTAATCTTAGTATGAAAGAGTATGATACCGGAGCTCTTTTAAGAAAAGATTTTAATGATGCTGTTGCAGGTATTTTGTTAGCAGTTCCTACTGTATTAGGCGGATCTGAATACGCCAAACAAGAACAAGCTAGATTACAACGTAAGAACGAGGCATTTGAAACAATGCTCACCTATGATCAAGCTGTTGAGCAAGGTCGAAAAGGATTGTTTTCATTAAGAACACTTTCGCAGCAAGCGCCAAACATTATATTAGCCGTTACTACATCAGGGGCGGGTACTGCTATGAATCTTGGTAAAATAGGTACACAGTTAGCCGTAGGTTCCCAATTTGGTGTTTCTTCGGGTGCACAAAAATATAGAGATTTATTACTGCAGCAAGATTTAGCTGAAACAGCAAAAAATCAAGTGGAGCTAAATAAGAATGCTTATGATATGGGCTTTATTGATTATAATACCTATGCATTGAATGAGCTTGATTTAAACAAGACTATTGCTCAAGGCGATCTTACCGATGAGCAAATTTTAGGGTCGGCATGGGCAACGGGGCTTATAGAAGGAACTGTGACTTCATTTTTAGGTACTGCTCCAAACTCATTAAAAGCAATAAAAGACTTTTCTAAAAGCGGTGTAAATATATCAAACTTTTTATATAAAAGCAACTTACAAAAGCTTGGTATGACAGGTCTTGAATTAGGTAAAAGACTTGCGGGTGAAATAGCAGAAGAGGAAATTATATATCTTGGTGACACTATGCTTAGTGAAGGACTTATTCTCGGAAGAGATATGGACTTTAGCCAGTGGGACGATACTGCCGTATCTGCTTTAATCACATCGGGGGCTATGTCTACTCCTGGTGTTGCTTATTCGGCTTTAATGACCAACGCGGCTACTATTGATTTTGAAAAGAATATTAACGACTTTAATCGAAATATTCAAGAATTAAGCATTAGTATACAGGAATCGACAAATCAAAAAGATAAGGATCTACTCATTGCGGAGCTGGCTAATCAAATGAAAGAACAAAGCTTTGCTGTCAACGGCTTAGAGGTTGATGCTATTGCATTAGGAGCGGAAAACCAAAGAAAGCTTTTAGGACTAGGTGTTCTTGAAAAAGAATTAATGCAAGAAGCTGGCGTAAAACCAGGTTCCACACAAGCCGCAGCAGAGCAGCAAATTGAAAATTATAAGAATAAGCTTAAAAGCGAAGGTAAAAACCAAGAAGCTGAAAACTTTGATATAAGAAGAAATACTATTAAAAAACAACAAGATCAAATTAAAAAAGATGTTAATTATGATCGTGTTGAAAATTCTTTAGGTGATTCTGGTAAAAGAATAAAGAAAAAGCTTGAAACTACAGACACTAATAAAGCTAACGAATATCGTTCTTTAAATAGAAAAGATAAGCTTGCTTTTGTTATAAATGAGATTAGAAACGAGCAAAGACTCAGTCATATACGTGACGCTAAAGCAAACCCAGAAATAGTTAAAAGAGTAGAAGCTTTAAAAGACACAAAAGGCAAACCTTTATCAAAAACAGCTAAAGATAAAGTGTATGCTGCGGAAGGAGCAAATGCACAGTTTTACAGAGGAAGAGCTATTACTTTAAATAAAAGAGCTACGGCATCTTCTGAAATAGTAGATACAGCGGATTTAAAAATAATAGAAGTTTCTAATAAAGAAGAAGCTCAAAAGTTACTAGAAGACGAGGATTTAAGCGAAGACCAAAAAAATGAAATATACAAAGCGCTAGAAAACCCAGACAGTAACGGATATGTATATGATGGCAAATATTTAACTTTTAATAAAGAGCGTGCTAAGGCTGCAATTGACGATGGAAATATCCTTGCCGCTACGGCAGTTGTGCACGAAGTTGCTCATGCTATTGACGATCGCGTATTTGACACACCAAAAAAACAAAAGCAATATGCTGATAATCTACACAATAGACTTTCCCAACCCGATTTAGCGGGCATTGATCAACAAGTTAATGATATATTGCAAAAAAGATCTGATTTAACAGAAGATGTCGGTAAAGTCTGGGAAGATACAAGTGCCGAATATAAAGATGAGTATACTAAGGTTGCACAAGAAATTTTATATGCTTTTAACCCAGAGCTTAAATTAGAAGCCAAAAGATCTAAAGAAAGCTTTTTCAAAGGTATTAACATAGATACGCCAGATGGCGCATTAAATTATTTGCTAAATCGTAACGCTGATTTTAGAAATGGTAAAGTTGGCAAACGTATACGAAAAAAGGTTAAAAAAGGACCTAAAATTTCTGATCTTAAAAAAGGAAAAGCCTCGTACAGTACACCAGATACATTTAAAGCTTCTGATAAAGCTGACTTATTCACCAAAACAAATAACGCGTTTAATGAAGCCGCAGAGCTTTATGGGTTAGATTTAAGATTAGACGAAGAAGGTAAGCCAAACTTTACAAAAGAACAGTGGGACGCAGTTGATGACAACACAAAATTAGGTATTGGTTTTATGATTGGTGAAAAATGGCAATCATATATAGCGTATTTAATGAGGGCGAGAGATCAAGTTCCCGGGTATGCAGAGTTTGCTCCTCAAATTATAGACAGAACTGCTACTGGTGTTCAAAAGGGTGATGATGGAATTCCGTTTTTAATAAAGACATATGATCCTAGTAAAGGAACTAAGCTAACTAGCCATATATATGGGCAAGCCAGCAGAAGACTACAGGGTGTAATTAATAAGACAGAAGGATTTGGGGAAATTGCTGTAGAAGCTGCACCATCTGAACCAGGTAGAAGAGAGCTTGTTAGTAAAGAACGTGCTGAGGCTGAAATTGAAAAAACTGAACGTAAAGCCAAAGAGGTTAAAAAAGAATTTCCTAAAATAACTGATGAAGTTATTGTTCTTGATGATGATGGTAAAGCTGTGTCAATTGGTGAAAAAGTTGAAGACGAGGTAAAAAGAAATGTTAAAGTAGCATTTGCAACAACTAAGTTTACAGCGCCTATAGGTAGCAAAAAGTTTAGAACTGAACTTTCTAAAGCTATGCGTGCAAAATTAGGTAATCTATTCAAAAGTATTATGGATAGAGGTGTTAATTTTGACAACACTAAAAAAGTTGGTAACAAAGAAAAGCGCGCTAACTACGATTCATTTGTTGATGCAAACTTTGAAAATGTGTATAGCATAATGCCTAAGTCTACAATTTCTGATAGGTTTCCATTTTTAATGGAAGAGATCACAAATGAAGATGGTACACCTTATTACATGTCTGTTCCTGAAGTAGAGGCTTACAACGATGCTATTGATCGAGGAGAAATTAGAGGTAAGCGTATTGCAAATAAATATGCAAACAACCGGGCGTTTAAAAAGCGCGATTACGACGCTCAAGTTAAAAAAGAAGGTACTGAATATTTAAAAGCTAGTGATAAAGCCACGAATGTGCGTAATGCTAGGAAAGCATCGTTTGCAGACGTTATTGCAGAAGAAGCTGCTTTTGACGTACTGCCAGATGTATTAAGGGAAAATGACTTAGCTAAAGAGTCTGAGGTTGTTGAAATTGAAAAACAAATTGGTAGAGGTAAATTTTCTGTAGGTAGAATGGATTCTGCTTCGCGATTTAAATTTGACTTAAACAAAGACTTGTTTTTTGAGCGCGTAATGAACTTAAATAATCTTTCTAAAGGTAATATTAAGAAAGTATTTTTAAGCACTTATAGCGCGCTTGATTTTGATCCTAAGATTATAGACGGTGTTGCTGAACAATTTGCAAATAGGTTGAAACCTGTAAGTAAAGCAGCCGAAAGCATACCAGTTCCTGTGTTTAAAGAAATACTAATTAATATATCTAACCAAGCAGATGAAGCTTTAGCGTTACAAAAATTAGTAGGAGCAACGCAGAGCATAAGTGCAATATACGAGGATAAAGATACTTTATTATTAGCAAGAGGGGCTGCTATCGAAAGCATGCAGTCTATAATTGATAAATATGGTATTGATGAAGGAATGCAATTAATAGTGGCATTTGGCAATAGCACGTTCAATGCGTCAGGTTCTATTGGCACTTTTAAATTCGAAAATGGAAAATTAGTAACTGGTTTTAGAAAAAATGGCAAGCCAATCACTAGAGGAGGCAAAGACCTATTTAGCGGTAAAGAGGATATTACTGCAAATCTTTATAAAGCATTAGATTTAAAAGGTAAGAAAATAAAAGAAGTTACTAATAAAGAAATTATTTTTGAAGATGGAACAAAGCTTGAAAGAAAATACAGTCCGGTAACGAACGTAACAAAAGGCATGTTGCAAGATGATTATACTCCTGATACAGTTAATTATAAAGCAGCACAAGAGTTTGTTACATCATTTTTTGAAAATTTTTCTAAACAAGATTTAGATCCCAATGTTGCGGCCGCATTATTATCCGCTTTTAATGATGGCACATCAAATTCTTTAAGAGCCGCTGCGCCAGTGTGGGGAAGATCAACAGTTATAAAGTCAGACAAAACATCAGACTTTAGGTTTGAGCACGCTATTCCAGCACGAGTGGTATTGGCTTATTTGTATGATTACCATATTAACGGTAATAAAGAAGTAAATATTAACGCTTTATGGAACGATTATAGAGTAACTATAATTCCAGTAAAAGAAATGGATAAGGTGTTAGATGATACTGGTTTTAGCTCTATAACTACGTCTAATTATGTACCAGGGGAAACAGCATGGCATAATAGATATTATAATTTATTCACAAGAGGGCGTATGCCTTATGCGATGGTTAGCTATGACGGTAAAGAAACTGTAGGTGAATCATACGAACAATACTTTAATGAAAAAGGCACAAATCCTTTAATTAAAGCAGATGCTACTCAAGAAACTGAAGAGAAAAGAACAGTGGATAAAGCAATGGCTAATGCTCGTAAAGGCAAATATTCTATAACTCCAAAAGGTATTAGTGTATACGATTTTGATGATACATTAGCATTTAGTAAAAGCCAAGTCATTGTAACTAAAGATGGTAAGACTTATAAAATCACACCAGCTGAATTTGCCAAGCAGGGTGAAACTTTAGCAGCAGAAGGGGCTGAATTTGATTTTAGCGAATTTAACAAAGTTGTTAAAGGAACACCTGGCCCGTTAGCGCCAAGGCTTAAAAAAGCAATTGAAAAGTTTGGTAATAAAAATATATTCGTATTAACAGCAAGGCCTGCAGAATCCGCTACGGCAATATATGAATTCTTAAAAGGTATAGGTTTAGAAATTCCTTTAGAAAACATAACGGGATTAGCTAATGGCGCACCAGCGGCAAAGGCTGCTTGGATGATTGGTAAAGTAGCTGATGGATATAATGACTTTTATTTTGTAGATGATCACTTGGGTAATGTAAAAGCTGTTAAAGACGTTCTTAATGTTTTTGATGTTAAAGGAAAAGTACAGCAAGCAAGAATAAAGCATAGTATAAGTTTAGATGTAGACTTTAATAAAATGATTGAACGCCAAAAAGGTGTTGAAGATTTTAAAGAGTTTTCTAAAGCTGTAGCTAGAAGAAGAGGTAAAACAAAAGGTAGATTTAAATTCTTTATTCCACCAAGCGCAGAAGATTTCAGAGGTTTAACACAATATGTATTTGCAGGCAAAGGAAAGCAAGGGGAGGCTGATCAAGCATTCTTTGAGCAAAACTTAATGGATCCTTATTTTAAGGGCGTTGCAGAAATGGAAAGAGCACGTCAGACTATCAAGAATGACACTAAAGCTCTAAATAAAATGTTCAAACCTGTTAGGAAGAAAATTAACAAACTTGTTCCTGATGGTGATTATACCTATGATGCGGCTATTCGTGTATACCTTTGGAATAAAGCGGGTTATGAAATTCCTGGTATATCTAAAAGAGATCAAGCTAAATTAGTTAAGCTCGTCCAAAATGATGCTGAGCTTTCGGCTTATGCAGATGGTTTATTGGCTGTTTCTAAAAGAGATAAATGGATTGAGCCAGGGGAATTTTGGGATACTCAAACAACATTAAGCGACCTAAATAATTTAACCGAAAAAATAAATAGAAAAGAAT